AAGGATTGAATGGCCCCGGTCCCGACCCCATTGTATTGCATATTGCCGGTTGAGTGGAAGCCGCGCCAGCAAAAGAAATTGACATCAAAGGCAAGGTATTTCATGATCGCAGGGCTTTCATTTCATTGAAGAGGGATAACATCGATTCATGGTGCCTTTCTTTGCTGGCGATCTCGGCCCGGATTATTATGTCATTTAAACTGAAAACATAGTCCTTGGCAATTATCCCATTTGCAGAGCAGGCATCGGCTTTTCGTCGGCACTTTTCAATCTCTTTTAGAAACTGGATTTCGAAGTCAATTTTCTTTGACATATTACCTCCTTTTCGGCTTCCGATCCTTCTTGAATTTATCTTGGATCTCTTCCCACAAATCAATCACCGCCTCTTTCAATTCAAGCTCAAGGCTATCCTGCTCAATTGTTTCAATGGCATCTTCCAGACTGTTATCGCCAGTCCAGTATTTTGATCCTGGGGTGAACTTTTTCAGGTACTGGAGATTGGCTGTAATATCATCGATGCCGTAGTCAACAACAATCTGTATCTCCGCCGAACCCTTTTGGCCGGATACTGTATTCTTGATGATCTTAACTTTGGAACAATGGCCATACTCGACATATACCTTTTTGCCATTGATTGTTTTTTCATCCCGGAGCCTGGCCGCAGGGGATATCTCCAATCGAAGGGAAGCCGCATGCGGAACAGCATTGCCGCCAGGTGTTACATATTTCGGATCAAAATCAGTCTTGGCTTTTTGGTTATCCCGGATCTGATTGCTACCAACGATCAACCATTTATTTGCTGTAATCTTCGGGGCAAGTTTCCTCATCCATTGGCTGAATTCTTTTGCCCTGGCAGATCCCCGCTTATCAATTTCCTCATCCCCCTTCTCCAATTCCCCACAGAGCTGGGCAAAAGAATCGATGAAGACGCCGTTAATTGGTCGGTTATCAAGATCGAAGTCAGAGCAAGTATCCGAATCCCCACACTCCCGGCACTTCTTCTGACGGCGATTATACTGACCAATACAAGGCGGGCCATCTGGATTCCAGGTCATAAGCGGAAGGAAGACATCAGCCACCTGATTTGGCACTCCGAACTCACAATCGTCGACAGTAAAATCAAATATCTCGGCAAACTTTTTACTCAGGCGGGCTTCTGCATCAAAGAACTTGACCTTGCCTTTCTGCCTCTGGATGCCACCGGCAATCTCCGACATCAAAACGGTTTTGCCGCCTGAATTGGGGCCGTAGATTTCAACGAGGATGCCTCCAGGGATTCCACCGCCCCGGACCCGTTTGCCCATTATTTCCAAATCAAGAAGAGTCGATCCGGTAGAAATCACCCTGGAGATATCCCCATCGTATTTCTCCGGAACCGGGACTTCCTCTTCAAGATTTTCCTTGATTGCTTCAATGTATCCTTCATTTGGTGAATTACGCCGCATAACGATTCCTGACCTCTTGGATGATTCGTTCGATATAATATTGAGATATTTTCTTCTGTTCCAACCAGATGCCGGCAGACCTCAAAAAGTCATCAAAATTGATATTTGTTTCGCAGTAATTGGCTACAACCCTTTCCGCAATTGCCCGGATTGAAGCATCAATATCTGAATGATCAATTATGAGTTTAGCGAACATGGCAGAACGAGTAGTCTGGTGATGAAGGGAAAGAAGATCAAGTATTTCCAGTTGCTCCTTTGAAACAGAAGCGGAAATAATGATCGGTTTGCCGATATTGAGCTTTATTTTTTTATCTGCCATGACTTGAATTCCTATTTAAAAAGGGGCAAGAGGTTGATTCCCCTGCCCCTTTTCTATTACCGATTGTTGAAGTTAACGGTTAATTTCCGGCTTCCATTTCCTCCTGGCGATCCATACAAGCATCCCATTTCGGGCAATCACTACATTCTGGTTTATTGTCGCAATCGATACCGAATTTATGGCCACTTGGGCATTCATCCTCATCATCGACCTTTGCTTTCCCCTTTCGGCCGGCAGCTGACTTACTCTCCTTTTCTGATCGCTTTTCCGCCGGTTTGCTTTGAGAATCAAACTCCGCTTCACAAGAATCAAAAACCTTGCACTTGGTGCATTTGCCCTTGGTATCGAAATCTTCACCAAAGACGAACCCGTGCGGGCATTCATCTTCCGGTTCGACCTTGCGACCCCGGCGGGCAGGCCTTTCCGGTTCGGGCTCCGGCTCTTCCTGTTTTGCCGCCCTGGATCTCCTGGCCGGTTTTTCTTCCTCTTCCTCCGGCTCTGGTTCTGATCTCTGCCGGCGACCCCTGGCTGGCTTTTCTTCCGGCTCATCATCAGCATCGGCTGACTTCCTGCGCCTGGCCGGCTTTTCTTCCGGCTTGTCATCTTCCTTGTCGTCACCTTCCTCATCAATCTCAAGGAAGATATTCTGTAGTTCCTTGTAAGATTTAACCAGAAGTACTTCATCCAGATTGATTACTTCATCAAGGATTCCTTCGTCAAGATCATCCCGTTCAATGAAAGAAATATTGCCCGCCTTCAAGAAATCATGACCATCAAAAGTTTCCTTCTCCCAGCGAACCCGGATATCAAAACCGCCTTCCAGATCCATAAAGGTCAGATATTCTTCATTGTCGGGGTCCATCAATTCTTTCTTGAATGGTTTCTCGAAGTTGGCATAAGAGAAGAACCAGAACATTGGATCGGACCACTTTTTGGTCTTGGGGTCCAGCACCTGTATATTATACATGACCATATCCTGCGGCTTGGCTCGATCCGCTTCCTTGTCGGGGATCGAGGGATCTGCCTTGGCGGCGGAATAATACTCCATTATGGGGCATGGTTTGCCAATCGACTTCGGGCTGATATATGGCTTCTTGTCGAGGCCGATTTGTCGAAAACGCTTGAATGGGCGTTTGTACCAGATATCGCCGGCAGGAGCCATCTCCCCATCCGGATGCTTCGGGTCGCTGACTACATAAGGTAGAATTCTGAGTGTGGCTTTGCCCTCCTCAGGGCTGTAAAATTGAGTTCCTTGCGGGATATTCTGGAACATCGTCCCGCCCCCACCTCCTGGTCCGGCTACCGCGGCGGCGGCTTTTGCCCGGTCCGCTGCCGAACCATACTTACGCTTTGTTTCTTTCCTTGCCATCTGTACTTACCTCCTTATGGTTGTTTTGATTGCTTTGGGTATAACTATTCATTTCTTTTATGATATCGAACTGGCCCCGAAACCAAGCAGTCGAAGCCATTTTAACGACGATATAAAACCAGATGGGGAATGCTATCCAGATAAATACCCCCAATCCTACCGATTCCCAAACCGTAATATTATTCATCATCGACGGGTGGTCGACTTCTCCGCGCCCTCCTTTCCTCCCGCTTTTCGTCGACCTTGGCCCTGATAAGGCCATCAGTACTTTTGAGCTTCGCTTCCTCAATTTTTTGAACCAATTCTTTGAGAGGTCGGGGAACCAATGGGGCCGAGAACCAACCGGCCAGGCTTAACTTCGTAGCCTCTTCAAGAATTGTTTTTCGGTTATAGGCTTTGCTTTTCTGGCCGTTGACAAGATCGCAAATATACTGAGCTTCGATCCATTCCGTCTTGGCTTCCAGGTAGTTGGGATTGGTCCGGTAATAGGCCTCAATGGTCGCCCCGGTGGCCTTTTGGCCCTTGCCAAGACATCCTTCGGGATCTTTGGAAACTTCCAGGACAAGAGTCGACCGCAAAAATTTGATTTTCTCTTCTGCCTTCCTGACCAGCTTCTCGCAATAAGCGGAGGCTTTGAGGTATTTATCAAGGACCGAATTCTGTTTGCCCCACTCAACATCGAGTTGGTCGAAGTCAATTTCCAGCTCGGCAGGATCGAGGCCAAACTTTTCGGCTATTTCATTTTCTGTTGTTTCCATTTTGGGTTCCTTTTTAATTGGTTGGAAATAGGCCGGAATCGAACCGGTCTGAACTGCTGTTCTTTTCCCCGTTATTTATCACTCATCGCCCCAGTCTCATTTGGAGTTTCCGGAATTTCCAAACTATCTGCGATGAGCCGTTGTTCTTTCCCCACGGGGTTAGCGGGGGAGTGGATACCATCCACTTCTATTTCCATATTTGAATTTATCTTCTACCCTATTATACTTTTTTCAATCAGTTTTCTGCTGATTTATTTTTGATTGACCGATTAAAAAGGAACATCATCTTCCTCTTGCGCCTCTTTTTGATTACGAAATATTTGTTTTCTTTTGGTATATTTGTTACGATAAATCTTTTTGAAACATTCGAATATATCAACTCTATTTTGTTTTTCTTTGATAATATCGTCTCCGATGAATTTTGACATTTGAATAGCGGATGATCTCCAGGCCCGATAGTTAATTAAATCAGTTGGAGATATTATGTTGTATTTCTTATCGTTTATATTGATTATGATCGAATAAAATTCATGTAATTGTTCACGATCACATGAGTCCCCGTGGCTTTGAATAAATAATTTCTTTTGTTGCCATATTTTTGAATATTTATCTTGGATATGGTCAAAAATATCATTTAAATTATCCTTTTGAATAAGATAATCGTAATCTGATTTTTCTGTTTCAACTCCCCATGCCCTCGAACCAATAAATAGAGAAGATTCTTTTATTTTTTTTAAAAGATATCTTTTTACTTTATTATTTTCTTCAATAAAATTATTCATGTATTTCCCCGATTAAAAAGGAATATCCGTTCGTTCATCATTGAAAACCGCCTTATAACAAGCCAGGGTCAAACCTGCCTTTCCGGTATCATAAAACGGTTGGGAGAACTCATCCATGATCAAAAAGGCATGGAGGCTATTCTGTTTCAGGAGAATTGAATTACAATAACTCAAGACCAGCCGACGAATACCTTCTTCGTCCTGATCCTTCAAACCGCTCAGGATCTTCGCAATCTTTGACCAGGAGGTTTGACTTTTTGCCTTCAGGAGTTCCCGGCACAATTCAATCCCTTCTGAAGTAAAGCGTTCCTCCTCATCGATAATCTCCTGCGCCTGCTCTTCGGTCAAGCCGATTACCTTCTCCAGTAGCTTCATTGCATTGCGGGGATGACCATCAGCTTTTTCAACAATCATCTCCACGACCGCATCAGATACCGGGGATTTCTCCCGCCTGGCGGTTTTCTTAACAAGGCCGGCCATCAAGTCCGGTTCAATTGTTGATACCTCAAAGCTGGTACAGCGACCCCTGACGGTGGGTAATAAACGCTGCGGGTCGGTGGTGCAGAGAATGAAGTAAACATGGCTGGGGGCATCCTCAAGCATTTTCAGGATAGCATTCTGGGCCTTATTCTTTTCACTGGCCCCACCAGTCCCAAGCATGTGACAATTATGAACAGGAAACCCATTGACAAAATAAGATGGATGGGTTTCGACCTGCAAATCATACATTTTTATAAAGCCGCTATTTCTTTCTTTATCGCCAATAATACTTTGGAAAGATCGGTCATTACTTCCTCGTTTGTAAACCTCAGAATATTCCAACCTCTCCTCTTGAGTATTTTTGTTTTCTTTTGATCTTTTAAGATATTCTGTTTCAATTTGTGGCCAGATCCGTCTATCTCTATCCCTATTTTCAATTCCTGATTGCCGATATCTACCTTGTAGCAGGTCGGAAGATTCATGGAGGTAGTATATTCCTTCTTCTTCCCTTCTGGCATTCGATCCGCTAAAGGAATAGCAAGTTCCGTTTTCCAACCCAAGGCAATTGATAATATTTTTTGAGATTCGCTTAATTTCCCATTGCCACCACGCTCTCCAGTCCAAATATTTAACGTTCCATTTATTCGCTTGGTTTCTTTTGCTTTTTGGATTGTTTTTTCGCAATGAGAAGGGTTTTTTAACTTCATTCTTTTGGATGATTCCATAGCCATTCTTTCTTTCGTGGCCAAATCCATAACCTCCCATGCTTTTTTGATTCCAATTGCCGCCTTCTGCCTGGCTTCTTTTCCATGAAGACCAATTCTTGTTTCTGGATGCTGACTTAAATATCGACCGAAGCATGCTTTTGAGCAATATTTTTGCTTGTTCCATTTTGCTCTGCCGGTCAATATTTCTTTGCATTGATGACATCTTAAAGGTTGATTCTCTTTCATTTTTTTCTCCTATAATAGAATTTGCCGAACTTATGCTATTCATATTATAGGAATCATATAAATAAATCAAGTGAGAATTTTTTATATTTTCAGCCTTTACCCATCCATGATCAGTAAAAAATAAATGTTCTTTAGTAGTTATAATCGATTGTTTTTTAAAATTTAATTTTATTAACCTGGATAAAGGAATTGATTTTACCGCTGATGAAATTATTTTATCAACTCCATTCAATGAAACTAATTCATCTCCTGGAAATAATTTTTCAATTGCTTTTTCACCGCTTGGTGTTTTGATCATGGTACCGGCAGGAAAACACTCATCGATAAGCCAGACCCGGCAAGTGCTTTCCGGGTGCCTGGGCTTGAAGCGCATCTGATTCTTGATTTCCCGGACGGTATCAATACCATTGAATTGTGCAGAATCGATCTCCCGATAGTCATCGCTTTTGGCTCCGAGCATATCAGTTATGATTCTACCAATGGTTGTTTTCCCGCAGCCAGTCGGGCCTGAAATAAGTAAGGCATGGGGGAAGTTTTCCCGGCGATCAAAAAGGCCTTGAATGGCCGCAATGGTGGTTTTATTGCCGACCATCTGCTGCAGGGTTGCCGGGCGGAATCTGGTATCAAGCGACATTTTATCTCCTTAATTATCCATAAATGAACAAAATTCTTTTTCAATCCTTTTTTCCGCCCCTCGCCCAGGTGGTGAAGTTCGCAGGCGGGTATTTCTTTCCAGACCACACCAATAGAATTCAAGATGACCGTTCTTCAGGAGTTTTTCTTTCCATCCCTTCCGGATCTCATTATCTTTCCGGATGGTAAACTCCTCAAGGGATTCGACGGTCTTGATAACTTTTTGTTTGCAATTGAAACAATCCCGGCAATGGAGTGACCAAAAAAGGCTCATAGTTTATTTCTACCATCTTGTTTTTTATTCCAGGGGTTGATTCCTGGATTTATGATTGATCCGTTATTTTTAATATCAGCCCATGACCATGCTTCGGCCCCTTCAATATGAAGGTGAAAAGTTATCTCGCCATCTGGTAATTCTGGATGATTTGTTTCTCTTAATATTTTTTGAACTGCATTCGATATTTCTCTTTTTTGATTTACAGAAAATATAATATCCACCTCAAAAAATAAATAGTGATTTAAACTTCTTCAGATCATCCTTTGTCGTTACATAATCAGGATCAAATGCATTTATCTGGGTCAGGATTGCAGTTACATTTTTATTCACTCCCGGAATCTTTTCGCTTGGGGTCGATGAAAAAAAGCCTTTTCGCTGTTTCTCCCCGAGTTTGGCTGCGGCAATCTTTTCGGCTACGGTTTCGCCAACCCCATTGATTGAAATAAACGGGGCATACAAATTTCCTTTCTTATCGCAATTCCATTTAATAGCATCTGAAATACCGATTTTTGGTAGATTGATTTTCAAACCAAGCCGCCTGGCCTCCCTGATATATTCGATGTTTTTTGTCTTATCTCCAAGGGTCAGGCAGGAGGCAAGAAATTCATTGGGGAAATATGTTTTGCTATACATATCCCAATAGGTTATCATGGAATATTCTACAGAATGAGATAGGTTGAAGGAATACGAACCAGATTTTGACATCATATCCCAGATTTGTATGGCTTTCTTTTCCGGCACCGTTCCTTGGTTTTTACATCCTTGCAGAAATTCTTCTTTATATTTATCAAAAGCAGCATTACCAAGACTCTTCCCGATAATCTTCCGAATCTTATTACAAGTGGCCATTGAAATGCCAGCCAATTGATTAACCGCTTTCATAACCTGCTCTTGATAAACGATTACCCCGAATGTTTCCTCTGTCAGTTTATCAAAGATTGGATGGATCTTTTCAACCTTGGCTTTACCTCGTTTCCTCTTGGAATACAGCTCGGTCATTCCAGATTGCATGGGGCCAGGACGCCACA